TCTCTCCGCTTGTTATCGATATGATCCGGGGGCTAACACATGGACGACCGTGGCTTCGTTGCCAAAGGCTCTTGAAAATGCGGCGGCCGCTACTATGGGTAATGGCTCTATACTTAGTATGGGCGGTAGCAACGGAACAATAACTTCGAGTTGCTATCGATATGATCCGGGGGCTAACACATGGACGACCGTGGCTTCGTTACCTCAAGCAATATATGGCTTGAGTGGTGCGACTTTATCTAATGGCTCTATACTTAGTGTAGGTGGTGCTAACACAAGTTCAGAAGCAATTGCGAGTTGCTATCGATATGATCCGGGGGCTAACACATGGACGTCCGTGGCTTCGTTACCTATTATTATTTTCTTCTGTGGTGCCGCAGCTCTATCAAACGGATCAATTTTGGTGGTGGGAGGTGCGAATAATACCACTACTGGTCTTACAAATTGTTATCGATATGATCCGGGGGCTAACACATGGACTGCCGTAGCTCCATTACCTCATGCATTAGACGGGCCATATACTTCTACCATGTCAAACGGATCAATTCTAAGCGTAAGTGGGGCTAATAGCACCGTAACCGCTCTAGCAAATTGTTATCGATATGATCCGGGGGCTAACACATGGACTGCCGTCGCCTCGGAACCGGCTGCTCTCAATGGTGCAACCGCTACATTATCTAACGGTTCAATTATTGTAGTTGGAGGCGCTAACACTACAGCCTTTCGGTCGATCTGTTACATCTACAACTAAATCATAAATACTCCTAGCAGGATGGAGCAGTCCGGTCAGCTCGTTAGGTTCATACCCTAAAGGTCGGGGGTTCAAATCCCTCTCCTGCAACCACATTCAAATTAACCTTAATTTTAACTACTCCATAACCATTCCTTGAAAGGAACAGTTCGTTGAGTATCTGTTACCCAACAGACGACGAGTAGTCTCAATATCCTTCTGGAGTTTTGCTATGGGTAAGTTGAATCAGGTAATCGCCGTCGAGAAAGGCGTCAAGAGCCGCGCATTTTCCGCGATTTCAGATCTGAACAAGATCGCAAAGAAGCCAGACCTGTTTTATGGCTTTTCCAAGGTATACATTCCCAAGAATGAAGAGGATGAACTTCTTCCTGGTGAAAGGAAGCTTGTACAATTCAATGTTCCTGACGTCCTTGATAACGCCGCAACAGCCTTGTCGGAGTTGATCGATATCACGGCGCGCAAAGACTACACGAACTGCTCGGCCTTCGCGGATGTGGTCATCGATGGAAAAGTCATCGTTTCTCAGGCCCCAGTGACGTTCCTGCTCTTTCTTGAGAAGCAACTTACCGATTTTCACACATTGGCATGCAACATCCCGGTTCTCGACGATGCGGATGAGTGGTCATATGATGAAAATGCAAGCCTTTATCGTACGGCCCCGGCTCAGACCTACCGTACAAAAAAGACGCAGAAGCCCCTCGTGCTCTTCCCCGCGACGGACAAGCACCCCGCTCAATGTCAAATTATAACGGAAGACGTCGTCGTCGGAAGTTACAATACGACCAAGCAGTCAGGCGCTATTCCTAAGCAGGACAAAGCCGATATCATCGAAAGAACCGAGAAGCTTCTCATGGCCGTCAAGCAAGCTCGCGAGGCCGCTAACATGCAAGATGAAGAAGAGATTGTGATGCCATCGGCTGCGATCTTTTCCTATCTGCTCGACGACGGAGAATAAGGAATTGCCAGGGCGAAAGCCTTGGCTACGACTTCAAGCTTAGATTTGGCTTGAAACTGAGAAAAAGGAACATTGAAGGTTCGAATCCTTCTCCCCCGACCATCTAACGGGGGATGCCGGAACTGGAAGACGGACTAGCCTTGGTTAGTTGTTCCTCGTCAATTTCAGATTCTTCAAATCAGCTTGAATACTGCCGTGCCCCTCCATATCAAGGTGTACCGTAACCCAGAACGAGTGTCGTAGGTTCGAATCCTTCCCCCCCTGCCATTTTCTTATAGGGGGGTAGCTCAGTGGTAGAGCGCTCGTCTTTAATCTGAAGCGGTACATTAAACGTCGATGGCGGGTCATACACGGCAAAGACTAAAGGGTATCCACGATATTGGAAATCGTAACCCGATTTTACTCAAAGTCCCAGGCGCAGGCTAGCGCCTGGGACACCATTATCATTCTTATCATGAGCCCACTAGAGTAAGGAAAGGACAAAGACTGCAATGCTTTTGGACGTGTCGGGTTCATCCAACCGGCCGTATGTCCATTACCCATACTGTATTGCGCTCAATGTCACGCGTTTCTAGGGCGCGGAAACGGAACATGGGAGGTTCTGCCCAATTGCAAACGGCAGACCGGATACCGTACCGGATCTAGTGGGTTCTTGACAGGAATGAAAGAAGGAATAGAAGATGTCTTGGCATCTTTTTCTTGATGACGAACGATCACCGGCCCGAGATGGGCTTACTATTGCCAGGAGCTTTTCCGAAGCTGTAACTCTGGTCAAAGAAAAAGGGCTGCCTGAGTTCATGACTCTCGATCATGATCTCGGAGATAGCAGCCCTACGGGTTACGACTTTGTGTTGTGGCTAACGAATTACGTCATCGATCAAAATCTGCAATTCCCACCCTACTTTACATTCTATGTTCATTCTCAGAATCCTGTTGGGGCCGAGAATATGCGGTGCTTGCTCGACAATTTTATCCTGTTTCGAAACGGCGAACTATACGGGGAACAGTCGGTTGAAAATATCGATCCTACGGCCGATCCAGCGCACCACAGGGACGGGGAATGAATTTCCTATGGCCCGGTACCTGGGTCCGTCTGGACAGGCTTCAGCGGGCTTCCTACGCCACGGTATGCGGGTATAATTATCGGGTAATCCCTGAAGCCTTTCTGCCTCCACGGGCATGATCCTTCTTACCCCAAAAGCCTGAGCGACGAAGGTTTCGGTTTCGAACTGCATCCGCCCCGAACCGCCTTTTGTATTGACCCCCGATGCAAGATCGATCGGTCCTGAACGATTGTTACCGCCGAACGCTACTGCGGAGTGACCTCCGCCAAAACCATCACCTCTCAAAGCCCCACAAATATCTCCCACTGCAAAACCTGTTTTTCCACCGGCCTTACAATCAAAGGCTACCGCCTGGGTCCGCTCCCGCGCCTCAAGGGTATAGGCGATATCAGCCTGTACACCAAGACCATTCGGACCAGCATCAGGATTTTCGCACACGGCCCGTTCCTGAATAGCATAGGCCACTCCGAGACCAAGCTGGTTGCGGATAGGACCGTCCTTGCACCGGGCGTCGAGGGTAGGTGCTAAGTCGGTGAAGCGATTTCCTCCAGGACCGATTTCAAAGGCTCCGGAAGCTTTTTGTTTCTCGCGCCGGACCGGCGGAGAATGCCCCTGCACGCGTTGGGGCTCAAATAATACCGCCGTGGGACCTCGCCAGTCTCCAGAATGGCCGACAAAGAACAGACGCTTGCGTCGTTGGGCCAATCCGAAATACTGCGCGTCGAGAACCCTCCAGGCCCCATAATACCCGATGTCCCCCACCGCCGCGAGGAACTGACCAAAGTCCCATCCACCTCCGCTTGATAGGAGTCCAGGGACGTTTTCGAAGAGGAACCATCGTGGACGAACGATTGAAATAATTCGGATGGCGTGTAACGCCAAGTTCCCACGAGGGTCATCCATTCCGAGTCGCCGCCCCGCGATAGAGAAGCTTTGGCAAGGGCTGCCGAAGACCACAAGGTCAATAGGTTTATTTGTTCGGACAAATGCGTTCCAGTTTACAGTTGTGACGTCGCCAAGGTTTGGGACATCGGGATAGTGATGGGCTAAAACGGCGGAAGGGAACTTTTCTCTCTCGGCAAAAGCTACGGGGAGAAAACCAAGAGGGCCGAAAGCAACCGAAGCCGCTTCTATCCCACTGAAGAGACTTAAAAATCTCAATCCATTAGTCCTGAGAAGTCGCGTTCGGAAAATATCGTCCTATCAAATACCGGGAGATCGGCTTCTCTCTCCGTAAATGAAGAGATGGGCTGGTATCCCGTAACCTTCTTCTGTACAGTCTCGTCCGCATCCGAGAGCCGCATTTTGCGGTAGTCGACGGCAAGCATGAAGGATGGGCAGGCATAGGGAGACCGATAGCGGTTCTTGATCTGTCTCGCTCTGATCAACCCCTGTTCGCGTAGCTCCTCGGTCGTTACAAGACCCAACATGAAGTCGGAATGCATCGGAACCGCGAACGAGTCCGATGTCGCATCCATGTCGAAATCAGACTTCTTGAAGTTCTCTCTGTTGAGCTGGGTTGCCGACCAAACGGGTACGTTCCGGGCAACGGCTAAACCTCGAAGCTCCATGGCGACCGAACCGACATATCGATAGGAGTTCGATGCATCCTTCATACGGGAGGAAGAGCAGATATTCAGATAGTCGATGTACACGACGTCGGGCTTGAAATTGCGCTTCTGGTCAAGCTCGTCGAGGAGGTAATCGAAATGCATCGTGGATGCCCCGCCCGTGGGGAATTCCTTGACGATGAGCTTGCCGAGATACCTTTGCTTTGCTGCCTCGATTTTCCGCTCATAGGTCGTCTGCGGCATTTCATTGAGGTCATCAATAGCCACGTCCAGGAGGTTGGCATCTACGCGCCGCGCGATCTCCTCCTCTGCCATCTCCATCGTGATGTAGAGGACGTTCTTCCCTTCCCGGATGTTGTCGGTCGCGAACGAACACAATCCAAGGCTCTTACCGACATGGACACCGGCCAGGAGCATGTTCAGAGTCTTTGAGCACGCGCCGCCAAGAGTGATGTCGTTGAGGAACTGAAGGCTAAAGGGAACCTTGTTTTCTTTCCTCGTATAATAGAGGTAGCGCGCGGCCGCATCCTCGAAGAAGTCGTGGCCGACGTGAGTGTCGAAAGAGTACCCAACCGCCGCCTTGAGCTGCTCGATGACGGATGATAGTTGAGAAGTGTCGTCGTCCTCAAAGGCCGCGATGCCGTCCTTCATGGCATTGAAGATCTTCTGGCGTTTCGCCCACGCCTCCGTCGTATCTACGAGCCACGAAATATCGTTTTTGCCATGGAAATCGGTTATTAACTGAATGGAAGATTCGCATTCCTCCAACAGCCTTTCCGGCGCTTTGGTATTGTTCAGCTCTATGAATAGAGCTTCTTTGGTAGGTGGCTTGTTATACTTGGTGAAGAAGTCGTAGATCAGTCCGAAGATGACGTTTTCAGCCGGCTCTTCGAAAAACGCTTTTTCCAGATGTGGTATAACGCGGCGAATATAATCATTGTTGGTCAACAAGCCGTGGAGGATTAGGACTTCTTTCTTGTGCATTTTGTTCGTCTATATGCCTTTGAATATACTGTCTAATGCAATAGGTAGCGGCTTTATGGAAAGACTTCACTTCATACAAACCTTTTTGGCATGTGACGACATAATGGAAATGAATATCATAAAGATCATCGCCTTTAGGTATCAGTCCTATCTCTGTAGTCTGAAAGATAAAACCAGCGTATTTTCCGGACATAAACTCGACGGCAATTGTCGTGACATTATTGTCGAGAACGGTAATCCGGAAATCATCAAAGAACTGAATCATTGTCGGTTGTTGATCCATATTGAAATTCGCGCTGAGCGGCCTGTTCGAGACGATCCATGAGTTCAGGAACGAAGAACCTTTCAGGATCGCCGTATACGGCCTTTGCGAAGTGCTTGGAGCCGTCTGGGAAGGTGTAACGCCCTCCGGCACTAGGAAGGATTCCATGCCGTGTAGCGAGGTCCAGGAGGCCGTAGTGACGGTCTAATCCGTGCTTGTAGGTCAGCTTTAGTTCGACCGAGGAATTCTCTTTCGATAGCCTGGACTTTTCAGCCTTAGCCGTGATGATGTTCCCTATGACTTCGGTTCCCTCCTTCTCTTTCTTCCGTGACAAAACGATAATCGACGAGGCTGCATACTTGACACCGCCACCGCCCGCGATCTGCTTCCCGCCCGCATAGGGGTTTGTAGAGTCGTAGGTATGATTGGTCATGATGAGAGGCACGCGGGCCTTGGCCAGCTTCAAAGTGAGCGTGCGAAAGGTCGCGCGAATGGCCTTAGGCCTGGTCATGTCGACGACGTTGTGGCCGTCAAGCGAGTCCGTCATCTCCTTCTCGGAAGAGAGCATGCCGAGAGAATCGAGTACCATGACCATCTTCGGCCTGGTCTTCTCATCGGTCGCGGAATAGGCTTCTAGGATCTTGAGAGCCAGATTGCGGAACTGTTCGACCGTCTCCGGTTCGACGATGGCAATCCGAGATGGATCACACCCGTGTTGTTCGAAGGTGCTCTTCTTAACGGCCGCTTCAGTGTCGAAGTAAGAGACGATTCCGTCCGGGCGATCCGTCAAAAATCTATGAAGGATATCCAGGGTAAAGTACGTCTTACCGACCGAGGTTTCCCCCGCAAAACAGGTGACTCGGTTGCCGGGGAGACCGCCAAACAACGATCCAGACAAGAGCGCATTAAACATCAGCGATCCCGAGTCGATATAGTCCGAGATCTCTGAGGAGTTCCGGCCGTCTTCGAGGACGTTAGCGCCGTCGTATTCAATCTTTTTAACGAGGTTACTTAAAAAACTCATGCTACCGAAAAAAGTGCGAGGAGGTTAGAACCCTTCTTTGCTGTCCAGCCAGCAGCTTCCAAAAGAGGTTGAAGGGGGCTTAAAAAATGGTTTTCAAACTGGGTTTCATAATCGATGTACTTTTCCAGACCTAGTTCAGGTGGCAATACGGTCTTGCATGCAATGACGTTCTGACCGACTAGGTTTGGCATTTGCAGATAGGCAAATTTGATTTTGTCCCCCGAGCGGATGGGTTCGTATAAATTGGAAAGGCCGTGAGCCCGTATGGCCTCGTTATAAACGATAGAAGCCCGGACCTGTATTGGAGTAGAAAGAGCCCATTTTTCTCCTCTTTGATATTTTTCAATCCCGTTCACCCCCCGAGGAGCTGCTATCTTTTCAAAGGTAAGGGTTGAAAATTTACGTTCATAGGCAGCAATATACTTCTGCAATTTCTCTTCACTCTTGAGGAGAATCATGGTCGCACATGCCTTAAAACGTTTTCGGCAGTCGGTGGGATCGGAGCTGCGGTCGTATCCGACGATCTTTACCTTGGGGTATTTATAAGCCACGGTCTCATTGGCCCAGACCGACATTACATACCGCTTCTTGGCCGTCCAAATCCCCTTGCCCGCGATTATCTCACGCTTCATGAATAGGCGATTTTCGTAGAAGCCCATCGTTCGAGATAGATGGTCCAGCCAAGCGGCGATCTTGGGAGCCAGGATGTCCTTGTCGAGCTTGATGAGGAAAGAGACGATTTGTTTATAGGTCTTGCCCTTACACAGCTTCTGAACCAGGGGACCAAAGGCGATATAGGAGGAGTCCGTATCGCCCGTGATGATGTAATCTTCATCTCCAGTTTTGAGGGTTTCATTCATGAATGTGTTTATGTTTTTCATGAAAAAGCGGTTGGTTAGCTGTGCCGAGATCGTGATCGCTTCGGCTAGACGCAGATCGAAGAAGCGGCCCCACCGCGATCCCAGATATCCATAGCAAGCGTTATTCAGAATCTTGCGGGAGTTGCTCTGAACCTCGTTCTTTTGGGCTTCGTACAGCCATTCGACGTTGTGTGTTTCCTCGTACTTCTGCCGCGCATCAAGCATGGCCTTCTTGAACCGCTTCCGGTCGGCAATCGTCTCTTCCAGGATCTCAGCTAAGAAGGACCGCTTATCCTTCCGGAAGGAGTATCCGTTAGCGGCCAGAACGGTGTTGGGGTCGTCGTTTCGCACCCTGCCCTCAAGGATGTCGTCGACGGTGAATGATTTTGGCGGTCCATCGATGATCGTATCAATGCCGAGATTGTAGGTGAGAATAGTCGATGGATATAGAGCTTCGGCATCGTAGGACATTACCCACGGGTGCAACCCGATGATAGGAGGCTTTACGTAAGCACCTTCGTATTGCTCGTCCTTGCCGTGGACTTGCTTGATAGGGATAATGATGTTTTGCTTTTTCAGATGGGCGTAAATCAGCGAGTCCCATATCGCTATTGGTGAAAAAACATCCTCAAAATTGACACGGCATTTGTACGCCAGATAGATGACCATCTGAATCAGGCGTAGCTTCTTCTCCAGTCGCTCGACGAGGTGTACGTCTTTGATGTTGTACTCTACATAGAGCTGGTAGTTCGATGCATACAGCTTATGAAGCGAGCCGTACTTTGAATAATCCAGCTTACGCTCCTGGAGTTCATGATCGGCAACGGTGTCGAGACGATAGTTCTCCAGAGGTTCTCGGACGCCGTATTTTCGATACAAAGATAGGTAGTCGATGACCTCAATACCGTAGATCTTGATCGTCTTCGTCTTCTGCATCTTGTTTTTGGATGCTGATGGCCTCACACATCGGTAAGGAGACAGCGTCTTGGCGACCTCTTCGCCGAGCAGGCGCGTGATGCGATTGTAGAGATAGACGAGGTCGAACCCCTCGATGTTCCAGCCCGTGACGATGTCGAGATCGGCCGACTTCCAGAATTTCAGGAACTTTCTAAGCAGTTCTTCCTCGTTGTCGCACAGGAAAAACCGTTCCTTGGCTTTAGGCTTGTATTCCTGCCGGCCAAAGACCACCAGGAGATCGCGGACCTTCAAAGAGATAACGAGGACCTCCTCCCGCGCCGTCTCGGGGACGGGAAATCCGTTCTCAGAGGCCACCTCGATGTCGAGATACCCGATTTTGACGAGCGACTCCTCGAAACTGAAGTCGTCCCCGCCAAACTCTTCAAAGGTAAGAGCGGCCGCGAAATCCTCCTGGCCGAAGATCTCGAAATTGCCGACGTCCCTGAAATCATGAAGGAAATTACGAGCTTCCTTGATCGAGGGGAACTTCTTCTCCCTGAGATAAGCCCCGCGAATAGTCCGGAAACGGGTTACCTCATCAGCGGGAAGAAACAGCGTTGGGCTATAGTTGCGCCGGTAGTCAAAGCGCTTCCTTGTAGTTGTATCGTATCCGCGAACCTGAACACGATCTCCGAGGGAAAAGACATTGGTGTAAAAACGCATACCCTGCTTGACGGCAAAATTTAAATGAGTAATGCTAGTTCCGCTAAAGGTTGATGGCTCCGCCTTTAGCCGGTTGAGAGGCCCCGGTGCTCGCCACATTGCACCGGGGTTTTTCTTTACCGATTATCGCCCTCGGAACGAATGACATTCCGCACGGCTCGATCAGACAGTTTCTTGATATTTGTCCGGGCGACGTCGTTTAAGCTGATATCTAGCAAGCGAGCGAGTTCGGAGAGATACCAGAACACATCGCCTATTTCCTTGTTAAGTTCATATCGTTTATCGACGGAAACGAAGCCTCCATCGTTCCTGACGATCTTTTTCATTTTTTCAATGACTTCACCGGCCTCGCCAGCGATGCCCATGCAGACATACATCAGCCTGAAATTAGGGTCTTCAGAGGCATATTGAGCCGTTGCTGAAGCTGCTTTTTGGTATTCGTCGAATGTCATGCTGCTACTCTTTTCGTTCTTTTCCGGCTGCCAATGGTGTATTTCTGTTCCAGATGCCATTCGTCCTTTTCGGAATGACGAAGAACCTTGATATTCAGGACTCCAGTTTTGTACTCCAGCTCTTCCGGCGTTATTGGCTTAACGGGTGTGATCAGATCGAAATCTTCGAGGAGCTTGATGATCCTATTACGCCTTACCCGGTCGGAGAGAGTGAAGTTCGCCGGCTTTCCATCGAGCATGAACATCTCTTTGAAATGCACGATGTAGAACCGCTCGGGATTGTTCTTGTGAAGGATATGGCAGGACTGAAAGAGCGTTTTGCCAGCATCTTCTTTGTGTCCTGGGATACCGATCCTTGTCAGTGTCTCCATCACTTTTAAAAAGTTGTCAGGCTTATTAAGCTTTACCTCGACGAACGAATTCAATAACTTTAGGTACTCGCCTTCAGCGAGCTTATGACGCTTCTCCACCAACGGACTCCAATATCTTTTTTAGTTCAGCAATTTGCTTTTCAGAGAATAAGTGAACGACCTGCTGGGCATTTCGCTCTGAATAATTATAGTATTTCATGATAACTTTGACTGGCTCGTCGTCTTCCTTCTTATGCCATTTAAAAAACCGCTTCTTTGGTGCAATCGAGCCTAAGAGATATTCATACTGGACTTCCTTGGGTAGGTCATACATTGAATTGACGGCATTGACGGCCATAATGCAGTCGGCAAAATGGGATAGGTACCAGTTAACGAGATAGGCGTTATAGACCTTGTCGGCCCGTGGATGGGTTTGAAAGAGGTCTTCTTTAGTCTGGGAGATGGATTTGTAAAAGTCGAACGGGGAGGGCGGCTTCAATTGTGACCGCATTTCTTTTCATAATCTATGTTTTCATCTACTACTATTTTCTGAAACTCTTCGTATGGATCGATACCACACACGCGTTTCAAGTCTTTAAAAAACTCTAAGCTGCGATCTGGTATTCCAAAAAGATTATGCTTGTCGTGTTCGGCTAGCACTTGAGAAATGAATTCAATATCCGTCATTGGAATTGTAACCTTGCCATTAGGTTCGCGATCATCGCGAGCGTGTTGATTTTCTTATTTGCAACGAAATTTTCTTTGTACTGGTAGTCGGCTAGGATATCAATAAACTCTGGTACAGACTCCTTTTTCACAAATGAGTTTCGAGCATCGAACAGAGCCGTGTAGAATTCGGGTCCTTCGCATAGATTGGACGCAAGAACATGCTCGGTAGCCTCTGTATACTTCTTGCGTTTGATAATCTCCACGAGGTCTCCGACCGAGGAATTAACGGCCACCAGTATGCCAGCATCGAACTGCCCCGTCTTGAGGGCGTAATACTGCATCTCAGACAGCATACGCCTGATGTCCGGAAACCACTTCTTGACGAATGGAACCAGGACCTTCTTGTCGACCTGAACGCCTTCCAGTACGAGAATACGATAGAGATGGGCCATGATCCTGGGTGCCATCTCCGTCGCATCATTTCCAGTGACGGTGAAGTCGATCTTGGTGAACCGCGACAGGAGCGGTTCAATGAGCTTTGAAGGATAGTTCGCCGTCGCGATGAAGCCGCAGTACTTGGAGAACTCATCCATAAAGGCCCGGAGTGCGGGCTGGAATTGTGCCGAAGACGTGGCGTCAAGTTCGTCCAGGATGACATATTTGCGCCCCCCGAGAAGCGACACCGTCGAGGCATATTCCTGAATGTCCGTGCGCAAAATGTCGATCTGCTTCCACAGGGAAGCATTGATCATCATGTGGTTCGCCCCGATGTCGTTGATCATGCACTTGGCCACGGTCGTCTTGCCGACGCCGGGACCGCCGCACAAAAGTAGGTTCGGGATACCGCCCTGTTCGACGAATCCTTTGAATGTCGCCGTCAGACGTTCAGGAAATATGCATTCAGATAACGTCGTCGGGCGATAGCGTTCGCTCCAAATGAACTGCGTTTCATCCATATTCTACTTCCAAAATTTCATTCTAATATTGCCGAACTCATGCTCTACCCAGCACTCCCAGTTCAAACCATGCCTTTTCGCGGCTTCCGAGATGGCATCAAGAAAGTTCGCCGGTGAACCCGCGATCTCAATCATGTGCATTGGGTTGACTTCAAGGATGTCGCCTTCCTGTAATTTAGAGAAGTCGAACCCATGAGTGACGGTGAGTGCCCTACTAGACGGCTGAGTTATGCCAGTATTTGAGTTTTCCATCAGTGGACTCGAATGTGACGAACCCAGCATCGGAACCGATCATGGCTATGGTTATGACATAATCCCGGTCGAGAAGAGTTAGGTTCTCTTTTTTTAGAATGACATTCACGTTTTCAGACGCCGTACAGATCTGCTTTTCGTACACATTGGAGGTATCGTTTTTTGGCGTCACGACCCGCAGAAATAATCCCTTCCCCTTCTTTGACTGAAAGGAAATCGATGA